GCTTGCGCCCAATTTTCGGTAGTAATCCTATTGTGATACTTACCCTTCGCACTCCTTGACTGTACCTGAAATACCTGACCCATCACTTGCCTACCTTTCCACAAGCCATACGAAAACGCTCAACATCAAACCTAGGATTATCGTCAATGAACAACAACTCCAACGAACGAACAATAATCTCACCAGCCTCATCTTTGCGTATCTCACCAATACTCACACTCTCACCAACATCCGCAATAATTTCGGCAATCGCCTCATAATGCCTATGCGCAAACATACCCATAATCACTCTCCTCCTTTGTTGTAAATACGACACCATTTCGGGTCAATATACTGGCAATCCTCACCACGAACAGCCAACAACACAAACCCACTATCACCGTGAAGATGAACGAGCATCATAGCATTATCAAAACGCTCATCCGCATCCTTAACAACCCACAACCCTTTCCTACCCTTAATGTACACTTCATCACCCTGCTTAAACATCACACCGCCTCCAATCTGTGTAACTGAACCTTACGAGAATACTTATTGCTATCCAACGCGTCATAAATAACCGCCTCACCCCATTGCGAAATCTCCGCAACCCTATAGGTGGACGAATACTTTATGCCCTTGTACACAACGAAACTACCAACCCTAATTTCCCTATCCATCACTCACACTCCAATCTTTGGAAACTTACCACGAACAGCGTTCCACAACGAACGGAATACGCCATCACCCCAACTCCTACTCAACCCATACAACCAAACAATACGCTTCATTACTTACCCTCCCATTTCCGTAGATAATACCCGAATACAACACACGCTAACCCATAACCCAACAACACTAACCCTAATCCGTACTCATCCATTACTCACCCTCCTTGCCGAACTTCTCCTTAAACAACTCCGAAGCATACCAAACAGCCTCATTGCGGGACAAACCGCCGTGAACCTCAGCCTCACGAACCTGCTCAAGCAACCACTTGTAACCCTCCTCAGTAAACATCACTTCCCTCCCTTAACCATCTGTCCGTGCTGATTACACGAAACTTCACGCACCTTAACGAACACCTCAACCTTACGGTCACAGCGTGGACAACAGTACACGCCTTTAGGCTGTAACTTCGCTTCCTTACCCATAATGAACCTCCCAGTCCAATTAACTATCTGCTCACGGTGAGCAATCAGGTACACGAACAGGGGAATGTTCGTGTACCCTCAACCAACCGTGACTACTTAGCCGAAACCTTAGCGTAAGTAAACCACATCATAGGCACTTCATCCTCACCAGCAGGAACACTCACGCCAACCAACGACTTGATACGGCACGACTTCACCTCACCAGCGACTGTCTTGACCTCCACAACATCACCCTCATTGACGGTGACATCCGCAGGAAACTCAACACACCAATCCTTTGCGACCCGTTGGAACAAGCCGTAAACGATAACTGTCTCTGCTACTACTTCTGCTTTCTTTGCCACAATAAGCCTCCCAGCCTTGTGTAACTCGTGGCTGTTCGTTCACGAACACCTAATGTCACAACACAATGTCGCAACCACCACTACCAACGGCATCATTGTTTGACACCGCCGTACCTGTACATATGTTGCGCCACGAACTCGGCGTAACCACTCCGTTCGCTTTAACAACTGCCATCTTTGTTTGACAACGCCGTACTCGTACACACGGCGTAACCACCGTATCACTAACAGCGTCGCTAACAACCGACAAATCTTTGTTTGACACCGCTGTACGCGTACGCATACGAAGAACTGGGTTAGCAGTAGGTCGCGTGCGCACTCGCATACGCATATGTGTGAGCAATCCCGCAAAAAATATGGGTCATAAGGCTAGTGTGTGTACGCACACGGGCATTTAACACGCGTGTACGCACACGCATAAGGGGTGGGGGGTGTGGGGGGGTACGCCCCTAGTGTCGCCATTTTTATTATACGGTACTTAGCGAGAGCAAAGAGTCTAAAACGGGGGCGGGTTTTAAACGCTGGGAACCTTATCCCATATATAGTTTTATATGATTAACAGTCCCATTTGCGCAAAGCCAATGCTTTGCGTGTTGGTCTACCTTTAGCGTCTTTCATTGGTCCTGCCATGCCACCCATTCTTGCACAGAATGATTTACGGCGTGCTGCCTTTTTAGGTGACTTTGCTGCGGCTTTAGCCGAGACAGGTGGTTTTAATGTTCCACCTGTTTGAGCCTTGTAAGAGGCACGACCTTTAGCGTTTAGTCCACCTGCTGGATTCTTGCCTTCGGCTCTTGTCCACGCTGGTGTTTTCTTTTTCTTTTTCGCTGCCATTATCTGTACCGTGAAGTTTTCTCTGCAACCTTTTTAGGTTGTTTAACAAATTGTTGACCCGACTTTATGCCTTCACGCTTCTTCTTAGTTGTGGCAGCGTATTCCGCTGCTGACAAACTTTCTATAGCCTTCTTTGGCAGGTATCTTTCACCTGTAGCCTTCGGTCCTTGAGTGGATGGTTTACCAGATTTGGTTGTCCATTTCTCTGATGTCCATTTACTTAAACTAGACTGTTTGGCGGTTTTGGGTCCAGAGTACCCTCCACCAGCCTTTTTGTAGCGTTGTGCTACTATTTGTGCTTTACGAGCAGACCATTGTCCTGCTGCTCCTCCTGCTGTTCCAGCCTTAACTGAAGCAACAATTCTGGCACGCAACTCTGGTTTGGTGTAACCCATTACTTTTTCTTTGGTTTAGCCTTTGGCATCATTTTCTTTTTGGCTTTCTTTGCAGCAGCCATTCCAGCCATTGTGTATGGGTATGTTTTTCCGCCTACTTTTGGCATTTCTATTCTCCGAATTCTTTAAATAACATTCTTAAGTATATTGTGATAAAAAACAATGTTCCGAAAACTGACAAAATAATTGCTATTGCTGTTCTCATTGATTGTCCTTGCTGTAACTGTATCAGTTTATTGTCAACCACCGTTAGGTGGTTGTATCCTTAAACCTATACTATTTGGTATCTCGTCACATAAGTTCCGAGATACACTTCTCCTATGCCCCCCCTTTATCCCCCCCATACTATATGTTCCCCGTTCCCTATACAAGTACAATACAAGTACAGTGATATTTAACCGTATCAGGGAACGGCGAGGACAATAGTAGATGGCAGAAATACTAGACACCAGACAGGAACAGTTTTTAAACTGGTTATGCACACCTGCATCTGGGCGTATACCATCAAGTCAAGCCGCATACGCTAAACAACTTGGGGTTGACGAAACAACATTACGCCGCTGGAAAAACAAGGCTGTGTTCAAACAGGAATGGAAGCGCCGAATAGAGGACCTACAAGGTTCACCTGAGCGCACTCAGCAGTTGCTGGATAATTTGTTTGTTCGCGCTCTTGATGGTGATAACAACTCGGCTAAATTGTATCTTCAGGCTACTGGTCGTTTGGCTCCTATGCAACTTGAGGTTGCTCATAAGACCAATGTCACAGAGTTGTCTGATGAGGAGTTAACAGAGTTACTTGCCGCTGGTGCAGCAAGTGAGCAGCGTTTCCGTTTAGAAACCAAAACAGTAAAGGTTGATAATGGCAACAACTAACGATGCTATGTATGAGGCTTTAAAAGTTTTGTACCCGACAGCGGGGACAACCTTGGGTGACCTGTTGGCTGCCCACTGGGTTGCTGTAGGTCCTGAGGGGCAGATGTATCGTGGGTCTTTGGGATACGAATATTATGTTTTGCAGGGTGCTTCTGGCACCACTTTGGCTGATTTGGCTAACAATTTTTGGGCTGAAGAATACCCAGTGTTTATTGATGCACTGATTTTTGAGTATGGCAACCATGATGAATGGTTGGAATTAGAGATTTTTGACCGTTTTGACACGGTTGAACAGCAAGTTATTTTGGTTTAGGGAACGGACGGTTCTATAGTATATGGCAACTTTTAGCAAAATACCACTTAGCGGCAACACTGCTGGAACAGGAATCTTGATTAACTCTGGTTCTTCTGGTACGGCTGGTCCAACCATCCACACTGGTTCAACCAGCACATCAGTTCTTGATGAAATTTGGCTGTACGCAGTCAACTATGACACCACTGACCGTAAACTTACCATTCAATATGGTGGTGTAACTGCTGGAACAAACGAAATTGAATACACTGTTAAGGCAGAAAATGGTTTGTATTTGATTGTTGCTGGTTTGGTTCTTGCGGGTAATGCTACCGCAAAAGTTATTTCCGCTTATGCTGCGACTAACACCAGCATTGTTGTTTATGGGTATGTTAACCGCATAACATCGTAAGGTCATCTTAGATGCCTAGTTTTATTCGCAACACTAGTGGTGGTACATCGGTTAGCGGTGGTGCTTTGGCACCACGCAGTCGCCGTGGAAACACCTTGCAGGCTGATGGCTATTGGCGTGGCGGTGGTGCATTACCTATTGTTTTCCAATATTTAGTTATTGGTGGCGGCAACGGAGGCAGCGATAGTGGCGGCGGTAACGCTGGTGGTTACCGAACCAATGTTACTGGTGCAACAAACGGATATGGTGCTTCCTTAGAAGCACCTTTGGAACTTGGTGCAGGAACATACACTGTGATTGTTGGTGCTGGAGGCGGTGCTGCAAACGGTGCTGGTGGAACAAGCACATTTGCAACCATCACTACTGCTGCATCGGGTGGTCTTGGCGGTACTGGTGCTGGTGGTGCGGGAAACGGTGGTGCTGGATTAAGTAACGATATTACTGGTACAGCAGTCATGCGTGGTGGCGGTGGTTCAGCAGGTGGAGACTACACTAACGGTAACGCAGGTATTGACGGCGGTGGTGGTGGTGCCATCTATATCAACGACTATTATGGTTACGGTTATGCAAGAAGTACTCCAGCAGCAAACAAAGGCGGCGGTGGCGGTGGTGGATACTTCGGCAACTATGGTCAGGCTGGTGGTTCTGGCGTTGTTATTGTTCGTTATTTAACGGCTGCTGCCTCTAGTGCTGGATATACAATTACTGGTGGAACAAAAACTGTTGGACCAAGTGGTGCCACAACATACACTGTTCACGAGTTTACAAGCACAGGTACTACTAGTTTGGTGGTTGCGTAATGGCTCATTTTGCTCAAATAGATGAAAACAATATTGTTGTTCAAGTTATTGTGGTTGCTGATGAACACGAAACAAATGGTTCGGAATGGTGTCATAACCTGTTGGGTGGAACTTGGATTCAAACGAGTTACAACAACAACATTCGCAAGAATTATGCAGCAATAGGTTGCGCATACGACCCTGTTCGTGATGAGTTTGTTACATCACAACCACACGCATCATGGTCACTGGACAGTAACAACGATTGGCAAGCACCAACACCTAAACCTGAAGGTGATTATCGCTGGGATGAAAGCACATTGTCTTGGGTAGAGTTTCCTCCACCTCCTCCCGTTGGCTGATATTCCTACCCAGCGTTGTCCTCGCCTTATTTAGCACAGTCTCTAATGCTGAAGCAGATGTTCTAGGTAACTGGACCTACAGCCAATCTGCAGCCTGTGGAGGCTCAGTTGAAGTTGTGGACAATGTTATTACGCTGCATGGCCCAGACCAGAACGGCTGCTCTGGCGCAGCACATTGGGTAAAGATTGAAACAACCATCCCTGCTGATGTAAACACGGTTGACTTTAGTTGGTCGTATCAAACAACTGATGGCTGGGTCTACGACCCGCCACAATACGGAATCAACGGCGTTTACACGTTGATTACACAACAAAACAATGCATCAGGAACTAAGTCTGTGTCTGTAAATGAGGGTGACGTTTTTTCATTCCGTCAATACTCAATAGATACTTGTTGTGCTCCTGGTCATCTTTCGATTGGTAATCTTTCAATATGGGAATTTACAACAACATCCACAACGTCGACAACGACCAGTACTACTACTGTTCCGACAACGACTGTGCCTGTCACGGACCCAGT